AAGTTGACCTTACTCCGGGAGACGATTCCTCAACATTCCTTCATCCAGCACCCAATGGCTGGCCCTTTGCTGGTTCCGAACGGCCAGTTCTTCGATCGCATCATTCCGCAGATTGACCGCTATGTTGTCAGGAAACCGGTAGCGCAGGCGGTAGCGGTAGAGGATTTCTACATTGATCCCAACTGCCCATCCCCCAATCCGCAGGAAGGCGGATATTGCGCTACTCGGAATCTCTACTCGATTGAATACCTGAAGCAGATCATGGGCGGTGATCATTCCCGCGAACTTGGGTTCAATCTTCCACCCGACATCGTTCTGAAGCAGTTGGCAACCTACAAATCGACTTCGATGGGAGACACAGACAAACAGTATGCCGAAGCCTATCGTGGTATGCAGTACCAGCCCTCCATTGACCAGTCTGTCGATCCCAACTTGGCACGAGTTGAAGTTATTCGGTACTTTCGGAAAAACCGTATCGTATGGATGCTGGGAAGAAAATGGTGTGCTTACAATCAGCCGAATGAGTACGGAATCCTGCCATTCCTCAACTGCTGTGGGGTCGATCTCCCTGGTAGATTCTACGGGATTTCCTATTCCGATCTATTAGAGGGCGATCAGAAGGTCATTGCTTCCATTCTTGAAGCTCGGTTGGATGAACTGTCCATGATGATCCACCCGCCGCTTTTGAGGAAGTCCGGCTCGATTACCAAAATGAGCACCTACCGGAAACTCCGTCCCGGAGTGGAGTGGGAAGTCGATACCGACGGGAAAGTGACCGATGCCGTGGCTTGGATGCCAATGGCTAACGTTACTGCTCAAGCCATCACGGAAGTACAGGCAGCCGAGAACCGAAGCCAGAAAACTACGGGAATCACGGACTTGGTAGCCTTGGGAGCACCTGGCGGACAGGGAAACTCTGCTAACCGAACTGCAACGGGTATCAGGACGCAGCAGAATGCTACCGCCGGCAGAATCAAGTATGCCGTCGTTAACTTTGAGGACCAGGTTCTGCAGCCATTCCTCTACATCATGCACGGGATGAATAAACGGTTCTCGAATCCCAACGAGGCCATGAAGATTCTCGGCCAGGATGGGCAGTTGCTGGAATTCGATCCGCTGGACGTTATCAACGCGGACGTGCACTTTCAGATGCTCGGTTCCACGAAGATGAAGACCAAAGAAGCTCTTGCTGGTGGTGGGTTGCAGTTCCTGATTGAAGGCATTCTCAACCCACAGGTGCTGCAGATGGCAGCCCAGCAGGGATTAAAGCCCGACTTCAATACCATTGTGGGACTATTCTCCGATGCTCTCGGTATGCCATATCGCGCGCTCTACACCCAGATGACTCCACAGGAGATGCAGGCACTCAAGCAGCCTTCGCCAGACCAGATGTTGCGGGCGCAGATGCAGCAACAGAGAACACAGGCACAAAGCCAGTTGGCCGATCAGAACGCTGACACGGAATTGTTGAAGGTCATGCTGCAGCAGATTCTCAAGAATCCCGAAGTGGTTTTGTCGCTCTTGGAAGCGGAGGGTCTGGATAATCCGCTGAAACTGATGCAATCGAACCTGAAAATGCAGACACAGAGAAGGCCGCAGTGATTGAATTTCGGCAGAACCCGACGCAGGAAGAAGCCAAGTTTCTCCGCGAGTCGCAGTGGATTATTGCGATGGCAAAGGGTCCAGGCTGGACGCTCCTGAAAGCGGAGATGGAGCGCATGGTTGCTCAGGTCAGGGATCTGGCGGAAGGTTCTGAATCGAGCGATCCCAAGGTCAATGAAGGCTTGCGGTTGCGGGTTAAGATGCTGAAAGCCGCTGTCCGCGACATCGTGGGCTGGGTAGAAACTCAGGAAGCCAAGCAAAAGCAGTTAGTTGAGCAGTTAAACTCGGAACCCGATCCCGAATCGTTCTTGCAACGCATTGGGGATGAATTTGAGGAGATGAATGAGCACGAATCCAACTACGCCTAGCCTGGAAGACCTCCGGGCTGCAGCACAAGCGCCAGAGACACCGCCAGCGACCCCGGCACAACCAACCGTAACCGAAATCGACGGCATCAAGTACGGCAAGAACGCAGAAGGGAAACTGTTTGCGGAACTGCCTACGGGAGCCAAGTATCTAGGCGACAACGAGCAGCAGTTAGCGATCAACATCGCCAAGGGTAAGGTTGAAGCCGATCGGACCATTCAGTCGCTCAAGCAGCCTCCTCCGCAAGAACTTCCCGCGCTTGCTCCTGAGATTGCCCAAGCCCGTGAGTATCTCCTAAATGAGACTGCGGCAGCTCTCGGTTTCAGCAGCGGTCAGGAACTCAAGCAGTATGTAGGAGTTACCGGGCAGATCACCCAGCAACAGATGAACGAGCAGATTGCTACAGGTTTTCAGAACCTTTGCCCTGATTTCCCGGAAACGGAACAGAACATTGACGCCCTGCTAGGGATTCAGGAACAGTACGGGTTCCCGCAGACGCCGCAGGGACTAAGGGCGGCTCATCTGATTGCCGTGCAGGAAGGGAAGTACCAGCCTTTGACGCAGGATCAGATACAGCAGCAGAGGATGCAGGCTTTGGGGATTACTCCGCAACAGGTTGCTCCCAAGATGCCCGCGCCCATGCTTCCCGGCTCGGCTCCCGTGCAGAAGGACGTTCCGTTCAATCCTTACGACCGCAGCGTCCCACTGGACAAGATCAGAGCGTGGGCTGAACAGAAGTGAAACTCGATGTCTACTGGTGTTCATGTCCGCAGACGAAGGAGCGCGAAGAAATTGCTATTCGCACATTGGAGTGGTGGAACAAGCGAGATGTCATCCTGCACATCACCACTCCCCGGGCCATCTCGTGCTCCCTGTTGGACTTTAATCTGCATCGGAGGATTTACGCCGAGACCTATTCTGAGTCCGATCCCTACATCGTTACCGACGATGACTGCATTCCCGACATTTACGACTTTGCACCAGCAGTTGACGTTCTTCTCCACCACCCTGAGTTTTCAATTCTGTCGTGGTGGCCGGAAAATGCCAACATCGAGAAGTGGACAGAAATAAAGTCATACGAAGACTCGCAAGTGCTTGAGCACGTATCGGTTGGAGGAATAAGGATGTGCCGAAAAGGACACATCGTACATTGGCCGGAAGCGGATTCACCGGGATATGACCGGACTCAGGCTGATGAGATCCGACGCAGAGGAAGGAAGGTCGGATTCTTCAAGGAGTTTTCGATGCTGCATCTCGGCGAAGGGAAATCAGAAATTTGGAAGCAATCGAGCAGGAAACGCCAATCCGTATCCCTATCAGTGCGTTAGCTTTGGAGTATCAGGCTATGCCGGATGTGGAATTCAAATGGATGCAGGGTGGAGGAGAAGCGAGACCTTGGCTTTGTCCCATCTACGGACCATCGGCTGAGTTGGAGATCCTGGACCTGTTATTTTCCTTGGTTCGGCTGGTTCGTCCTAAGTTAATTGTCGAAACCGGATGTCATAGAGGAATTGGGACTTTTGCTTTGGGTAGAGCAGCGAGAGAGGTCAATGCTAGAGTAATAAGCTGTGATATTGATCCTGCGCTCATTGTTGTGGCCGAGAATCGCTGCTGTGGTCTCCCTGTTGAGATACGGCTATGTCGGGCCGAAGATTTATCGGAAGTAGAGCGGGCAGATTTCCTCTTTCTTGACGGTTCTGAGGACTCTCGTATCGAATGTGTTCCCAGGATGAAGTCAGGAGCCTTAGCGTTGATGCACGACACGAGGCAGGAGCCATTCTTGAGGGATGCCTTCAAGGGTTTAGGTTCAGCAGTCCATCTCGAAAGCTGGCGAGGAGCGACCCTCTTCTCCAGAATTAGGGATTGACAAATTTTGTTATTCGGTACTACCTTGTGTGCAAGCAGAGACCCTGCTGAAACATAAGTCATCGTTTCGCCACGGATGACCTCCAACGGGCGACGGACAGCATCTCCGAATTACTGATGCACTCGGTTTGCCAAGACCGACCGTCCAACGCAAATAACACAAACTAAATAACTTGGAGAAGTCATCATGCCATATCAGCCAGCTGGCAACCAGGTAGGGACACCCACACTACGCGAGCAAGCAACAGTATATTACGACCGAAGAGGTCTTGATAAACTGATGGCGATGCTCCGGTTTGTGCAGGTCTGTGAACCTCGCCCGTTGCCGAAGAGTGCAGGCCGAACCATCCAGTTCTACCGCTTCACGGTGGCAACAGCGAACACCAATCCAGCGGTAGACGGTGTGGTTGGCACCCCGATTCCTCTCGACTCGCAGACGGTCTCTGCGACGGTAGAGGAGTACAACGATTTCACCAGCAGCTCGCAGTTGCTTGAAGACACCGACATCGCGCAGTTTGTCGATGAGATGGTGGACTTTATGAGCTACCGCGCTGCCCTGACCAACGATACGCTCGCCCGTGTAGAGATTGATTCGAACTCCTCGGCGCAGGTTTCGACGATTGGAGCCTTTGCGTCGGTTTCCGATCTTCGCGCCAATGTCTCTCGCCTGAAGGCATTGAACATCATGCCATCAATGGACCAGGAGTGGACCACGATCGTTCACCCGTACCACGAGTACGACATCTGCTCGGACAACACGGTTGGCGGTTTCATTGACATTATGAAATACGCCCAGCCGGGGAACTTCCTGAATGGAGAAATCGGGAAGGTAGCAGGTTGCCGTCTGGTCTCTACGACCAACGTTGGAACGTCAGGATCGGCTCCAACCACCCTCTACAATATGTACATCTTCGGTAAGGGTGGAGTCGGAGCAGTCGATCTGAGCGGCTCTGGTCCGTCGCAAAACATCAGCGATCCCAAGAACCAGCGGTTCCAGACATTCGTGACCAAGGGTGGTCCTTCAGCAGTTGATCCAGCGGGAACCATTGGAACCTACGTGGCTTACCGCTATGTCACTGCGTATAAGACGCTCTACACCTCTAACGATCAATACCGCTTCCGCATCGTTCAGGCGGATGTGCAGCTCGTATAAGCGCCGGTGGCGCGGCGGTGAACCGCGCCTGATTACCCGTGCTGGCGGTGAACCAGCAAGGAGAATTTGATGGCGAATACAAACACAATCTACACAGCGAGAGCGGCTGCAAGCCTGTCGAATCCCACTGCTGCCTCGACTTTTGTTTTGTCGAGCAACAGTGCAAAAGCGGCATCGGTTTACTTCCCCGTTCTTCCTAGCTACGTCACGAGCGCGTGGTTCCGTTTTCGTGCTCGCGGTCGGGCTACAACCGTAGGCTCCCATAACGTTACTCCCAAGGTTGATTACGGAGTCAGCGTCACGGCCGGCTCAAACACTGCCATTGCTGCCGCAACAGCGCGTGCCGTAGCCACTACGACAGCAGCATGGATTATCGAGGGTTTGCTGTATTGGGACTCTACTTCCAAAACTCTGAAAGGTAGCTTTAGCGCCGAGAACGGTTCGACGGCAGTGTTGGACAGTACAGCGGCGACCACCACGGTTACGAGCGTCGATCTCACTACTGCCGGCCTTGGCCTGACGGTAGAGATCACGATTGCCACTGGCGGCGGAGACATCGGATACCTCGATGAGTTGAGTCTGGAGGCCATGTAATGCCACACAGCAATGCAGCATCTCCGGTAATCAAGAATGCATGGCTGACGGTAACGGCGGCTGCGGCTACCGCTACCAGTTCGGCTTTGTCGCTCCCGATCGCAGATACTTATGCGATCTGGGTAATCGTATCGGCTGCCACAGGAACCACTCCGACCTGCGACATCGTGCTGCAAACCAGTTACGATGGCGGGACTACCTACGTTGACCTCCCTCTTCGCTACACGCAGAAAACTGCCGCAGCGTCAGAGGTTCTGGTATTCAAGAACGGCCTTGGGAATAACGAGGTTGCGCTTGGTCAGGTAGTCGCGGATACGGGCGGCCAGGTAGCGAAGAACTGCGTATTTGACTGGCGGTATATCAAGGTCAAGTACACCATCGGCGGCACCAATCCCTCGTTTACCTTCACCATGCAGGTTCTGGGAACTCCGTCGAACTGGAACACAGGAAGCTAATCATGTTGATCCTCTCTCCTGAGGACTTGGAAAGGGGGCGCGCTACCGTAGGCGTCCCCTCTTTAACCCCAGAAAAACGCGCAGGCATTTCCTATCGCCAGCGGCAAGCGCACAAGCGCGATGGCTTGATTGCTGATGCGGAAGGGAAGAAAAAGTCCGCTGCGGCCAATGATGGAAGCCGACCGCGCACGCTCAAGGACGCCTCGGGATGGTGGCTGGATACCGATGAATTCATGCGTCGGATCTGTCGCCTGACCAAGGTTCTGCATTTTGCTCCCACGCAGGGATTCAAGGACCGTATCTCCATCTACCGAGTGACGAACGATCCTGAAAATCCAATGATTTATGTAGGAGCAGTGCACAAGGACAAGATTCCTGAGTTTTCGATTTTCGACAAGGAAAAGCATTCAGTCAAATACATGGGATGGAGAACTGTGCTGCTTCGTCTCATCACTTCCAAGATCATCACCCAGGCGGCGGTGGAGACCACCTTCGGCCCTCCTCGCGCAAGCTCAAAGAACTGGCATCAACTCTTCAGTTGGTAGGCAAATGCTATCCCAAGAAACGCAGGATTTACTGGAACTCGTCTTGCAGAAGATCGCGGATGAAGGCTACAACGTGGCTGGATTTTATATGTCATCCAATCCACCCGACTTCGTTGACTTCGCGGTGCCCGAACGTTCTCGCTCCCATATGGTAGAGATGTGCGAGACGTGGCTATCGCTCCTCAAGGATCATTCCATCCGACAGGAAAAGATAAAACCGAAATCAGTCATTTACCAAGCATAGGAGAGATATGGCAAAAGAACCAGAGCAGTTACCAGCAAGTTTCACGATTCAGGACATTCTCGCGCTGATGCAGCGCATGAATGAGGACTCCGACAATCGCATGATGAAAGCGATCTCGGAGATGAAGAAGCCGACGGCGGCAGAGCAGAAGAAACTTGACGATGAAGAGAAGCGTCTTGCCCGCCAGCGCGAGATACGCCGCTCGGAGATGATCATCGAGGAGAAATCCCGTCTCGGAGCGCAGCAAGCCTGTATGCACAAAAAGAAGTCTCGCACGGGATCTTTTGTCTCAGCTTGGGGCGGACAGGTCAACTCCGATGGCTATTGGCATCCAGTCTGTACCGTGTGTCAGAAAGTCGGACCGGAAGTGAAGGCTCCGCAGGAGTGGTTGATGGGTGGAGTCAACGCACAGGATGCAGACAACGTGATCATGGCGAACATGACAGAAGAGATTCTTCTACAGTGGCAGAAACAAACCGGTGGCCCTAAGCCGAAAACGAAGCCGATCGGTTGGACCGAATCGGAGAAGAAGGAAATGGCGGCAGTCTAATGGGACTGACTTACACCGTACAGTCGGCATGGGATCTGGCAACCAAGATGGTTGCCGGAACTCCCATCACTACGGCACTGCAGATCCAGACTGCCGATCAGGTAGCGTCGGAGATGTGGACGCCGTACCCGTGGTATCGGGCCAAAACGACGATTGCTCCCGGCTCGATTCCTTGTGTCAACGGGCAGCAAGACTACACCGTTCCCACCAACATCTACCGCCTTACCAAGGCATCCTTAGTCCACACAGCGGTGACTCCGAACGACTGGAGGGAACTTGATGTAGTGGAAGAGGCGGATGTTGACCTCATTCCCAGAAGCGGTTATGCCATCCGGTCTATCAGTTTGCAGGCAGCAGTGGGAATGCTGCGGTTGGGGTCGGCCATTTCGATTTCTTCAGGGGATTCGTGGGAAATACAAGGAGAATACCAAGTCAATCCGACCAAACTTACCTCAATGTCGCAAAACCTATGGTTTGACGACCAATACTTCACTGTCTTTGCTGCCGGTGTTCTCTATTACGCCTACAAGCTATCCAACGACGCTCGGGCAGGGACGGCGCAGTTCAACGACGATGGAAGAACGACGTACACCGGGCAGTACGGTGAGTATATGTCGAAGCTCAAGAACATGAGGGTTGCGGAGGATATGTTTGGAGTTAACAGCGTATTTCCTTCCGAAAACCTCTCCAACGGGCGCGATGACACGGTTTTGACCATCTTTGGAGTGACCTAATGACCGTTATCAATCAGACTGTAAGCGGTGGAACCACCAATGGCGACATTCTTCCTGCGGCGACAGGGCAGAACCTTGGCGCGGTGGGTCAGTTGTGGGATCTGTTCGCGCAGTCGATCTCTGCCACAAGCCTGACGCTCACAGGGCCATTCACCATTGGCACAGGGGCGGCAGTGTCGCCCATCGTTCCGCGCCTGTTCTCCGTCCTCGATGGTTCCTCTTCGTCCTATTCCACGGGCATCACAGCCACCACCCCTTCAGCCTACGATTCTCTGTTCAACGGCTCGGTGCAGACAGGCGCTGGATTTCAGGGCTATACCCGCCGGATAGACATGAGCACGGAGTCGGGGATAGATGTTGGATCTTCGGCTGCTCTCGGCGTATTCAATAACTCCCGCAGTACCAACTCCACGAGTCCCGCCGGATACGATGCGACTAATCAACTTGGTCTCGTAGTCAACTGCTCGGCATTGGCGACTGGATCAAGTGCGTCCATCTTCGGGGAAAACATCGTTGTCACCAGCCTTTACAACGGAGCGTTGCCGCAAAGATTGGTAGGATTGGAAATTGATTGCAGTCCAACCAGGGACGCGAATGCGGATGGTGGAACAACTGGTCCGTGGTCGATTGGAAACCTGATTACCAACAATTCCGCTACTGGTGGAACGGTAGACGTTACTGCTGGCATCCTCGTTCGGGGAACCAATTCCACGCACGGATTCAAATACAATTTTCTCAATGGAAGATTAAGCGGTCTGGCGATTGGCACAGAAAACGGAATCACTCCAGACTCCGGGCTGTGGATTCGTTCTGCTACGACGTGGGGTGTCTATGTAGGTTCCCGCGCCATCGAATCTTCGGCTTTTTTTAATTCCGGGATGACGTTGAGCAACCCGTCGGTGGGAATTGAGCTTGGAGAACTGGGAGCTACCAGCGCCAATTCCAACACATTGAGATTCTCAGCAAGGGACGGAGGCAGCGTTCAACTGGCATGGGACTTGATTGCTGACAGCACGAGTAACCTGCTCTTTGATTTTCAAGGTTCTCCTGCACTGGTTGTCACTGCATCGGCCATCAAGCCTGGAGCGGTAAACACCAGCGATCTAGGGGCAGCAGCATTTCCGTTCAAGAGCGTCTACTTGGGGGCAGCAGCAACTAACAACATCAAGGTCACGGGAACGGCGACGGCAGCACGAACCCTGACATTGCAGGATGCTACAGGGACCGTGGTTCCCAAGGTGGTAGCCGTAGATTTGACCGCTCAGGCAGCAGCCATCACCACGACTACGCTTCTGGCGGTTGGATTGGCAGGTCAGTATCGTCTCGTCTGGGATGCCAAGGTAACGACGGTAGATGGAACCAGTTCTACTTTGGGAGCGTTGACCATCGTCTACACTGACCCTGACGGGGTTAACCAGACCATTACCGCAGGAGCCTTGATCGCGGCAGGTACAGTGGCAACTTCAAGTGCTGCGAATACCACTTCGACGGTCCTGCTTGGCCTTCCAATTACGCTAAATTGCAAAGCATCGACCAACATCACGTATGCCTTCGGCTACGTGTCGAACACGCCGGGGCAGATGAAATACAACCTGCACCTGGCCTTGGAGCAAGTCGGATAATGGAAGAAGCCATTCAAATCATCGCCGGACTGTTGAAGCGGATTGAAGAGTTGAAGCAGCAGTACATCGCCTTGCAGAAGCAGCTGGATGAACTGAAGAAAACAGCGAACTAATGGCGCAGACTTCCAAACTCAACCACCATGTCTTTTCCAACGTGGCGCTGCCTTACGTCTCGAACTCTTCTGCGCTATCCGTAGATCCGCAATTCATTCAAGGATCTAGTGACATTCTCACTAACATTCGCGGGATTGCTGAGAAGCGGGCAGGATTTGCCACTGGTTTAGAGTCGGTAGTCACTGCGTTCACCAACCTGCAGCGAATCTACTTTTTCGAGAAATGGAATGGACAGTTCTATGTTCTCTTCTGTTCAATTAGTGGTGGAAGATCCAAAGTATACAAGTACGCTGTTGGGGTGGATTACTCGGCAGTCCTGATCTATACCTCGGTTACTTCGACTGCGGTATTTGATTTCTGCACAGCCAATGATGCTGTCTACTTTGGTAATGGGGTGGACGTAAATAAGAAGTTCCTGGCCCAATCTCCCTACGATACGACTGTCTACAACATGGGCATTGCCTCACAGCCAGCAGCTCCAAACGTCTCTCTAGTAGCGGGAACCTTGAACGGGAGCGTCGGGTATCAGTACCGGACGACAGGATATAACTCGACGACAGGAGGGGAATCCTCTCCATCCAATGCTTCTGCGTGCACGGGAGTCTTCACAGCTCAAGCTATTCAGGTTACATGGGTTGATCCTGTAGATACGCAATGTGATTTCGTAAAGGTCTATCGCACCACTGACGGCGGATCCAACGATTCCATTGAAATGCATCTCGTCGGAACCGTGGCGCGAGGAGTCCAGACTCTCACCGACAACACGGTAGACACAGCATTTACGACGCAGACCGCACCTGCTCTTAACTACAACGATCCGATGCCTCCGGTGAGTGGAATGGTTTGGGCACAAGGCAGGATTTGGGGATTCTCCAACGCTTCGACCTGGTATTCAGGGTACGAGGAGATTACCAACGGAGTGAAGGAAGAAACCTGTCCGGGAGGAACGCTGGGTCTATTCGGGGGCGGGAATGTCTACAACTGGCCTCGGAAGGTTGGTGCTCATGCTCCGATGACAGATGGCGTAGCGGTGTTTCTAGCTTCGACAATATGGAAGATTGAGGGCGATTCTTTAGATACCTTCCGACGCTATATTCTAGTTCAGAAGCGTGGTGCCAAGTACCAGCCCTGCGTAACCGCTCTTGGTTCTTCGGTAATGTGGTTCGATACCGCCGGCCAAGTCTGGTTATCCGATCTGGGAGAAATCGGGACTCCGATCAGGCCAGACACGAAGAACATGGATCAGTCGCAGGTTTCTGTGGCAATTCATATCTCGGGAGATGCTCACTGGTGCTGCCTGCTGGATGGAGCGAATGGAAAGCTCTACATCTTTGACCTCGATAATAAGCAATGGCTTCCTCCGTGGAGCATTGGCATCAGCGGCGCAGCATTGAGTTCCGGCGAAATCTCAGATGGGACTACCGTTCTCGCTTTGGCAAGAAACAAGTCCAAAGCACTGTATCAGACCGCAGGAGTCTACACCGACGATAAGGATTTCTATGCCGGGAACATCAAGACTGGCATGATGTGGATTGCCGAAGCCTCGGCATTTCTGGAGAGATACGATCGGTCAAACCCGGAATGGCGAGGAGTAGTCGATAACATCGAAGTAAAAACCGATCTTGTGGTCCCTGATTCCGTCAGTCAGTTAAACGATGACGATCCGGCACTAGGAACGTACACGATCTTGACAGCAACGAGTAGTGACAATCTGGACGTTCCGCAGGGTGCGTTTATCAAAACAACTCGCTATCCTTCCCAGCCAACTACGAACGTAGGAAGGATGGCCTCGTTCCTCATGAACTGGCAGGCGTCTTCGGGATTCTTCCGACTCTACCAGTTCGACATAGGGTATCAAATCCGTGGACAGTGAGATTCCGCCTTACAACTCCGACGCCAACGGCGATCCGATCGGAAATCTGTACTCGTTCCCTTCGAGCGATGTAAGCACTACCTATCGTCTCAGGAGGGTGGAAAAGGCGGTTCCGTACCTTCGCAGCGGAACCTCCGTGGATACCAGTTCCTCAGTAACAGGAGTGGCAACCAACGCAGTCAGTTCAGGAGGGCAGTTAGACCTTGCAGCCTCCTCAGTAATCAAGACTGGTTCAACTCCTCCTTCGGGCGTGACGGGGCTGTTCACGGCTACGGCAACGACTACCACGATTACGTGGTATTGGGATGGAACGAACGGATCAAGTCCTCTGGTGATTCAGAGAGCTGATGGATCGTTCTTCGCTGTTCCTCGTGGAAGCATTACCATCGGCGGACTAGTAGCGAATACCACGTACTATTTTCTTCCGTTCTGGAGCACGGTGGGGGGATGCCAGATTGGATGGGTGATTGGAACTGTCGGACTCCCACAGATAGCTTTTGTTTCTGCCGATGTAAACAGCGCCAATGCCCAGTATTACTTGATGCAGCAACAGTTGCAGAATCGGGAGCAGCTGACGGCGGGTTTCATGTCTTATACCACTCCCGTCTCCGGTTCCAGTTCGGGGGGCGGTGGAGGCGGCGGGAAGATCGGTTCCTGTGTGATGACAGGGACGTTCATTGATCCGATCGGAGATTATGGCTCCATGCGGGTTACGATTCTTCCTTGTAACTTGTGGATCTGCATTCAGACGCGTAACGGGAAGTATGTTTACGTTACTCCCGACCATCCGATCTATGCCTGCCCGGTAGAAGACAAAGAGGAGATGGAAAAGGCGATGGGTTCTCTCACCGAAGAGAATCTAGAAAAGTTCAAGATACAGGCGCAGGATACAGATGCAGGAATGTTTATTATCACTGAAGAAGGCATCAGCGAGATTATGGTTCTGCAGCCATTTCACCGCAGTTGCACCAAGCGAGCCGTTCACCTAGAGCGCGGTCATCTGTTCTGGGCCAATGGCATACTTTCTCACAACAAGATGAACAACGGGGGATTCTAGCTTGTCGGCAAGGAAAGCGAAGTTCGCAGAGCATGGAAAGTGTCTGGAGTGGTTAGAAGCGAACCGCGAAAGCAACGACTTCGATCCGGCGGTGCTGGATTACCCGACAGCGGAGCTTTATGTCGCTCCCGATGATTCACCCAAGTCTTGTATTCCAGTGCATTCCGCGATGGTTCTGGAATCGCTTGGCTTTGCCGACGGGATAACGAAAGAGAATCTGCTGAACACATTGGAATTGCTCCATTTTGCCAGGATGAGATGCGAACAGGTTGGAATCAAGGAAATGATCTATCTGTCCTCCGACGAACGCACTGATGCTTATGCAGAAAAGGTTTTAGGATTCAAGCCCATCAAGGCTTATAGGAAATGTTTGCCATGACTCATACCGAACGTATTGAACGGACGTTTTTCGATTATCCCTTCGTCTCTGGCGGGAAGGGATCGGATACCGCGAACCAGCAACGGCAGCAGGAGTTGAATATGCAGCAGCAGGCATTCGACGCGCAGCAAGCGCAGTTGAGGATGCTGAACAGTGCTCTTTCGCCAGCCCTGTCAGGGACGCAGGGATACGATCCAGCCATGCTTGCGGCCCTGCAGACGCAATTCCTGAATCAGAACGATCAGGCATATAACGGAGCAGGCTCTAATCTGCGATCGGCGTTGCTGGCAAGAGGAGCGGGAGGCGGAAATCTCCCTGCCTCGGGAGACTTCATCCGTGGAACATTGGGACTGGAGTCGGCGAAGGCTAATACGCAGGCGCAGGGTTTGAACACGATCGGGCTGCAGAATCTCCAACAGGCACTTTCAAATAAGTGGAACGCTGCCAATGTGTTAAGCGGCAATGCGGCTACGCAGGGTGAAACGATCGGTTCTACTGGGTCGGCGGCTTCCAGTGCGCTGAATTCCTATATTCAGGCTGCTAATTCTGGCTTCGGCAATGCCTTTACAACGGCTCTTGGTGGTTCTCTTGGTAAGGGTCTAGGAGCTGCGGCAACAGGTGGAATCTCTGGTGGATTGGGTATGTTGCCGGGATTGGGACAGGTGTTCTAAATGGGCGGATTTCCTGTATCTCCTGACAATTCGTTGCTTCCTACTCCTCCGCAGGAAAACGGGCCTACTGACGCTACGATGGAGATGCTCGCGGCCAATGGAGCGGTTCCATCTACTCCCCAAGCATCGCCTAACAAACCGGGTGCCCTCAAGAGCCTGCTAATGAATATGGCGCGGGGAGCGTCTCTTGCTGCGGGTTACGAGTCTGGTATCCCACAAGCCCAAGCCCTGCAGCAGAACACGGCGGAATCAAGAGCTTTGCAGCCGTACAAGATTCAACAGGCTCAGGCACAGGCGAACCTGACGCAAGCACAGGCCGAGCAGATGCGGACGATGGTCGATACTCCTTACGGCCAGATGCCACTGGCTTACTGGAAATCAATCGCTCCTGCACTGATTCGATCGGGTGCGTCAACAGCCAATACCAACGCCAAAATATCCAGCCAAGAGAAATTAGCGCAGCAGGCCATCATCCAGAAGATGCAGGGACTTGGTTACGACACGACTTTCGATGAAAATGGGAAAGCATCATTCACCCCGATAGATCAGTCAAAGCTATCTCCTGTGATGCAGGCGAAGTTGAGTCCCAAGGAAAACCTGAATCAGTGGATTGCCACTATCCAGAATCCACAAGCCAGTCCTACCGACAAGCAGTTGGCACAGTCCAAGTTGAATCAACTCCAGACGTATCAGACTGGTCTCAATCTGGCACGCGGGCAGGGATACGGGATTGGCAGGGCGGAGAACACTCCTTTCGCCACGTTTGATTCAGAGGGAAACCTCACCACCACCACGGTTGCCGATGCGATCAAAAACGGCTATCCATCGGCGCAGGTATGGAACCAGGTCTTTGGCCCAACCGGAGCGACCAAGACGCAGGGTCAGGCTGCAGGTGCGGTCGCACAGCATATCCCTGACTTTGAATCGGCTGTCAGGAACCTTTCGGCCAAGGGAGAACTTGGTCCGGTTATGGGACGGTTAAATACCTATCTCACCGAAGGGTACGGTGGAAACGATCCTGACGTTGCCAACTTCATTACCACTGTTGGACTGTTGAAGTCCGGGGCCGTCCGCGCTCACTTCGGCGCGAGAGGCGGGCAGCAGATTCTCGCCAAGTTCGACAATCTCCTGAATACTTCCCAGGAGCCGAATGCTCTGATTGGTTCGGCGGAGGCGATCAAGACGTTCCTAAACACGTATAAGGCAACAGGGACTGCGAACCCCAAGGCAACCGGTGGAGCGTCCAACAGCAAGCCAACCGGAGGAACTCCCAATCCGCCAAATCAGAATACAGGGGGAAGTTTCTGGAACAATATTCCCGGAGCGGTTCCTAAATGACAACTCCAAATCCCATCACGATGATTGCGCCGGATGGTTCTATTGCGGAAGTGGCTCCGCAAGGGATTGCGCTTGCCATGAGCAAAGGCGCGAAGCCTGCAATCAATATGCGTGCACCTGATGGTTCTGAGGCTTGGGTGCCGCATGACCAGTTGGGACCAGCCATGCGAGCGGGAGCGGTTATCAAGAGTCAGGCGGTGGATCAGTCGAAACCGACGCAGTTTGAGCAACAGCGTCCCGGTGGGGCGATGTCATTCGGTCAGCAACTGATGGACTTCCTGAAGACCACAGGCGGAAATTTAGTTCCTAACGGTGGCCCTCCGACTCCTTATTCGACGATGGGAGCGGTGAATCCTGCACCATTCCAGCAAATGCAACAGAATCAGGCGCAGGCGTTGGATCAGCAACGACAATTCCGCAAAGATCAAGGCTATAGTCCAGCGTATCGGGCATTGGCTGAAGTGGCGCCTTTGGCGATGGTAAATCCAGCAGGAGCGGAGCAGGCAGCAGCGCAAGGAAGAACGGGAGCAGTCTTAGGAAATACTGTTGGCCCTCCAGTAGCAATGGCTGTCGCTGCAAAAGCAATTCCCGCTGCGGCTAAAGCGATAAACGAACTTGGCCCGACACCGAAGGAAAGTTTGATAGCGGCGATTAAACCCACAGCTAAAGTGGCTCCCAAACTCAGCGCTGCCATTGATACAGCCATGCCTGATTTGAAGAATATCGCGGCTACGGATGCGCCCAGCGAACTCGGAGATCTTCACACTTCGCTTCAAAAGGCCAGCCTAGGCTACGAATCACAGTTTCAGAATCTTCTTAAACCGAACGAGAACGTCGCTGTATCTACCGATCCGATCGCTGACAGGATTCAATCTGTCATCAACAAGCGTCCCGAACAGGCCGCTGCCTTGCAGCCGTTGGTGGATAAGTATCGCGGTCAGACCATGACATTAGGAGAATTGAATGCTCGCCGGCCTGATGTAAGCGGGGTAGAAAGTTCGGGAATCAGGGATGTTCTCTATGGTGAGTTGGATAGGTTGAATCCGACTGCGAACGTATCAGGATTGAAGCAATCTCAATCTGCTGTTCTGACGATCCAGAACGCACTGAAGGACAGACTCGCAAGCCTGATAACTCCAGAAGCGACAGTAAATGCCAGACCACTGGCGCAGAGGCTTACCAATGCTGCTGTATCGGCTCATATAACGAGACCGGCTACTGTGCCTTTGGCACTGTGGCGAGCGATGAGACCGAAGCTCCCAACTGACATCCCTAATGCCCAGGTCGGCAATGCGATGAACAAACTCAATCAGTAAAGTGAAAGGGTATCCCAATGGCCTATAACCTGAACGTCATCGACTTCTCAACCTCGTCCAGTGGTGACAACACGGCGATTGCTGCGGTCACTGGCAAGAAGATCCTCATCTGGGCGCTGACCCTGGAGAACACGGACAGCACCAACGACACCTCTATCGTGTTCAAGGATGGCACCACGGCGTACAACGCGACGGCGGTGTTCATCGCTTCCGGGGGTGGGAGTTATGAACTGGGAACCCTGCAAGGGACGAACTATGTCTATGAGGGAACCAACGGTAACGCCTTTATTATCAATTCGTCGGCAGCGGTAGCCCTGACGGGAAGGATTTGGTATCAAGTTCTATGAAACGTCTAATCTGTCTGATTGCTTTGTTATCGGGGATGGCATTTGCTCAGGCAGATGGCCCTGGCGGAGCTACCAACGGAACGGTCCCGAACAAGTGCGGACGCGGGTCAAATCCATGCACTGTTGCTAATGCCCTTACCGTCTCCGGCCTCGCAACACTCTCAGGCGGGGCGCTGGTAGGAGCAGGAACACCCAACGAAGGCACGACAGGCACAGACCTGAATGGGACAGCAGAATTTGTCAATGTAGCAGGAGTGGGTTACCTCAAGGCTTGTGCTACCACATCGCGTTACTGCTTCCTTGTAGTCAAGGAGACTTCCTGTGCTGGCGGGACGGGTTGCACCACGGGCAATGCCTACGTCAACGGAGCTTTCACGGAGGCGATGACGTTCTCCAATACCTCTGTGGTTGGCAACTGGACGGTTCAGTCTACGGCCAACGCGAAGCAGGTGATGGACAGTGGCGTACCGAATACGCAGCCTTGTCCTTCGACTTGCTTAGGATTTGCGCTCACGGCAGGAACAAGCTCACAGACTGTTGTCGTCCTGAGTCCGATCCAAGGCACGGCGGTTGTTGTCACTACGAGCACACCCATCACCGTCAGTTCTCTCTACACGTCAGCTTACTACTTCAACCAGCACGCCACGCCAGCCACGGCAATTGCTTACACGCTCCCTACGGCAGCAGCAGGATTACAGTTCTGTTTCGGAAATAGCTATAACGGTTCGGCGGCAGATACGGGCGTTTTGACGGTCAATACTTCGGCATCCGGCCAATACATCATCGACGTAGATGGAACCCTTGGAGCAACAGGCGGTCACGTAACTTCTGGCGGGGCGGGTGGCGACAAGGCTTGTTTGGTCGGTGTGGATGCTACTCACTGGCAACTTTACGTCAACAAGGGTGTATGGACGAAAAATTGATGGCATTACGAACTTGTAGCAAGTGCTCAATCGAGAAACCAGTAAGCGATTTTGCGAAGTGTCGCGGCTACGCAGATGGGTATTACAGGCAATGTAAACAATGCAGGGGTGAGCTTACTACGGCATGGAGCAAGAAAAATAAGGATCATCACGCGCTTCTTATTAAGCAGTGGAGCTTAGAAAATATTGAACGTCGCAGAGAAATTCGCAGGAATTGGGCAAGGAAGCATCGCCTCCAGAGGACAGTGGAAGAAAGGTTGAGAGACAATATGCGCCAGAAAGTATGGGAACAACTTAAGGGCGTGAAAAATAGAAGATCAACGTTTGCCATTCTTGGTTACGATCTTAGTCAATTGAAAATACACCTAGAAAGTAAGTTTCAACAAGGGATGACATGGGACAACTACGGGCAGTGGCACATTGACCACATCAGGCCACTCGCATCATTTCAGATTATAGGAGAATGTGACCTTCGGGAGTGTTGGGCACTTTCTAACCTACAGCCGCTATGGGCGTCCGACAACCTCAAGAAGCGTGATTTATGGACAAAGAGCTAACCATGAAGAGACTAATCATTCTTCTCGCTCTTGCGCTTCCCTGCTACGGGCAGATTTTGGATGCGGTGTTGAACTCTGCGCCCAGCGCTACGTCAACGGGTATTGCCATCGTGATGTTTCCCAACAATGGTACGGTGAGTACAACTGCTCGTTATTTAGGAAATGGGCTGACCAATACGACAGAAGCTGCTGGTCAGTTTCAGGCTCCGGCTACGGGAACAGCGAAATATATCTCCTGCGCGGCAGATGTCGCCGATGTGGGCGGTTCGGCTGTTTGCACGTTGCGGATCAATGGGGCCGATGCTGTTACCTGTACGATGGCATCGGGCGCAGGGAATCAGCGATGCTCTGCCAGCAATGGTGTGGCCAATGTTAATGCTGGCGATCCCATTACCATGAAGGTTGTGGGAACGTCCACGGCGGCCAAGTATAGCGCCTACGTGGGGATCTCAGGCTCGACAACGGGTATCTTGCAGATATTCTCGGCGGCGGTGGCTTCGGCCACCAAGACCTATTTCACCCACGAATTTAATAACGCAACCGAATCGAGTGTACTGAATTACTTTCCGATTACCACTAACATTGTCCGCGTCCGGGGCGACAAGGTAACTGCCGATGCAGGAGGTACAACTACCGTTGCATTTGATAACAACGCGGGAACCGACTTGGCTTCGTGTTCGGTTGCTATCAGTGGAAAAACTTGCGATTCGGGTGCCATCAGCGTAGCCATTACCAAGGGAAACCAGTTTGCGGGAGCCATCTCCCAGCCAAGCACTACCAGTTCAAACTATACGGCCTCTGCACAACTAGCAGACCCAACAGTTACCTATCTGGTGTTTTATGGAGCCGCAGCGTCATCGGTTAAGTCCTACCTAGCCTCCAATTTCACCAACGACACAACCGAATCAAATATCTCATTCCTTTCTCCCGTGAGTGGAAATGCTACCGAACTATATGTTGGCTCCAACATCAACGCTGGAGCTGGAACGACTCCGGTGACGCTATTCAAAGATGGTTCCCCGACTGCGCTAGTGGCAACAATCGCCAATGGTGCCAAGTCAGCAAGTGCGACAGGACAGTCTATCGCTCTTACCAAAGGAGTTACCAAGTGTAGCGTGGAGATTAACAACTCGGCTGCGGGTGGAACATTTGGCGTGATCGTGAGGGTTGAAGGTGCGAACTAAACTTCTTCTCGCTCTCCTGATTTCCTGCAACGCCTGGGCTGCGACGTATTATATGGCGGTTGGCGGTGCCGGCAGCAAGACAGGCGCAAACTGCGCTAACGCCTACGATACGTCTCATGCCATCGCCGGAAGTGACGTGATCCACTGGTGCGGAACAGCGGCTTCAGCTCTCAATGCGACCAACATTACCCTGACCTCGACACAAAGCGGAAGCGCCGGAAACCCGACAACGATCGTCTTCGAGTCGGGTGCAATCATGCAGTCGCCAGCCTTCAATGCAAATGGGGCGATCTATCTCAATGAAGTGAACTACGTCCTGATTGACGGCGGAACTGCCGTATCTGGTGTTTGCGGGACACAGGCGGGCGGAATGAATGCCGGAACCTGCAACGGCCTGATTCAAAACACTGACAATGGAACCAACCTCACCAATCACCAGAAGTCTGCGGCTATCAAGGTTTATGGTAGCCAACACGTAGAGATTCGCAACCTCAAGGCCCAGCATATTTATCAGGCCACGGATGGGGATACGCTTGGGGCAAGCACTGCCGTTATAGACATCAGCAGCCCATCAACAGGGCCAGCGTACAGCACTTCTTATCTATCCATTCACAACAATGATCTCGGCGGCGGGAAAACAGTTATCAGTGATTTCTGGGGATATGGAGGAGTAGTAACCAATCACGACATCTCCTTCAACCGAATCCAAGATGCTGTGTGGGGAATTTCCAACATCGGAAACTGGCCCAGCGATACGGCATCGGCGATGTATATGCACGACAACGAGATCACTCACATCATGGATGGCTGGACAGGAAATTCTGGTTATCACCATGATGGATTGATTATCTATACGTGCGACGGGTGCAACGATTACTACCCGGAGGTGTACAACAACTACATTCACGACACCACGGGAACGGCAACGGCTGCCATCTTCTGCACTCGCGGATCGGCTCATACGCCACCGGCGGATTCAGGAACCCATTGTCGCGTTTATAACAACCTCGTCGTGACCGGATCGGTTGTCTCGGAAAACGCTATCTACATCGGTGGACAGCCAGAGATGACGAATAACTGGGTTTTTAACAACACCCTTGTAAGCAATTATTATGGGACAGCTGGGATTTTCATCAACTCATGCGTCACAAGTCCGTGCGGAAATGTTGTCAAAAATAACCTCATAACAGGTTGGGACACGGGCATAAATTCTGCCGTAGCCCTTACTACCGTTTTCAGCAACACGGCAGACATCAATCGAAATCTCTATTGGGATTTGCGATTTCAGGGCAATGTCTGTAATGGAAGTGCGGGCAATACTTTTTATCTGCACGCATTAAGCACCTACTACAAACTGTCATCGGCTGGCTGGCAGGGGGCTGGCTATGACACGAATAGCGTTTGTGCTAATCCACTGTTGGACGGTAGTTACAAGATTCCCAATACCTCTCCCGCTTACCAGTTAGGCGAGAACCTGACTGCACTTGGAATCACCGGATTAAACTCTGACGCTCTCGGCGTCGGGCGTCCTTCGGTGGGTGCGTGGGATGTTGGGGCGTATCAGTACGTGGGGGCCGACCCGCAACTCGTAACGGTGTCCGGACTCGGCAACGGAAGCGGTACGATTTGCACGGATGGAACAACCTGTGCCGATGGTCTTATCAACTGCACATGGAACGGAACGACGACCTCGGGAGCCTGCACGCATAGTTTTCCTTCACCATCTAACATCACACTTACGGCACACGCCACGGCGGGAAACTTCACAACGTTTGCGGGTGGTGGTTGCACAACAAGCCCGTGTAACTTGACCGTCAGTGGTTCTCCGGTCACAGTGTCAGCAACATTCCAAGTCACGCCGACATGCGGCCTCACCTGCGTTAGTAACAATCTCAACCTTCCACAAACTGTTTCATGCACTACTTCGCTGACAAGTGTTTCGGGGGAGAACTCTTCTTGGTTTATTCTTGATCCACTAAATGTCGCCATTGGCGTATGCAACTATCCATTCTCAAACTGCACTGCCAGTGGCCAGACGGGAAACCTTCCGTACACGGTGAGCGGAATCTATACCCTGGGAGCGATTGCCAACGGGGTATCGTGTACCCCTTCCACACAACCCTTAAACATCAACACGCCAGCAGCGGGAGCGGTAGGACATTAGGAGGATATGCGCGTGCTTGGTCATCTCGGATTCTTCTGGTTGCCGTTTCTGGGGGTGATAATGTCGATTGCGATCTGGACAATGCAGGCGGTATACAGCAGTCCCTTGGCTGTGGTCTCGGTCTCCATCGTGGTTGCCTCCAACCTGATCATAGCGGGCAGCCTGTATGGATCAATGAACCAGAAGTTGAAGAATCTTTCCGAGAACATGGCGACCAAGAAAGATCTGGTCGAGACTGAGAACCGGATTATCAAGATGCTGGATGAGAAGTACGTGAATAAGTCCTTCTGCAACTACATCCAAGGGAGGAAGGATAACCACGAATGATGATTGAAGATTTGCTCGTACAACAGCTTCGCTACGATGAGGGCGTCCGGTTCAAGCCTTACCGCGATACCGTAGGAAAACTCACGATTGGCGTTGGACGTAATCTCGACGACAAGGGTATCAATCAGGCCGAAGCCGATCTCATGTTGCAGGATGATATTGACGACGTTCTCCGGGATCTGAAGGCCAAACTGCCGTGGACGGATGCCCTTGATGACGCCCGCCGTGGAGTTCTGGCGAACATGGCATTCAACATGGGAATAGTCGGTTTGCTGGGGTTTACTCGGACCTTGGCGATGATACAGGCTGGAAACTACTCCGGGGCCGCAGACGCCATGCTGGAATCGACATGGGCCAAGCAGGTAGGCAATCGGGCCACACGCCTGTCAAACCAGATGCGGAGTGGGGAATGGCATATTAACGGGCTGAAGCCTGTAGCTTCAGGTGGAGGAGGCGATGAATGAATGCACTAGAGCGACACTTCGATAAGGTAATTCTCTTTATCCTGTTCATATCATTGGTAGTTATCTGGGAAACCGTGCTGTTCAAGATCGGTCACTTCTCGACTTCATGGCTGGAGAATGTAGCCGGCCAAGTTCTCGCGGCACTTCTTACTCTCATGGTTGGAAACAAAACTGGTGCTCGCAGCACTGATGGAGGAACTAATGCAAAAACTGAAATACCTGCTCCTGATCCTTCCGCTCCTGATCCTAACCGCGTGCCCTAACGTTGACCCTGCGATTA